CTACCTGCTGCGCGGCAGGGTGCCGTCCGCAGACCCGCAGTGCTCCTGAGAGCGCTGGGTGATGCTGGGCGCTGAGGGCGCTGAGGGCTGGGTGGTGGATGCTGAGTGTTGCCGTGCGGTGGTGAGTGCTGGGTTCCTTGCGGCGCTGGGTGCGGCTGGGCGCCGCTGAGTGGCGCTGAGCGGGGCTGCGTTGAGTGCTGCCGTGCGGTGTTGAGGGCTGGGCGGTGGACTCCGGGCTGCGGGTTCGCGCGGCGCTGAGCTCTCGGGGCTGGGTGTTGGGTGCCGCCGTTCGGTGCTGAGCTCTCGGGGCTGGGTGTTGGGTGCCGCCGTTCGGTGCTGAGCTCTACGCTCCTGTCCGTGGGTCGCGTGCGAGTCTGAGTGCGTTCGGCGCTGAGCGTCGGAGCCGGGGGCTTCGCCCGACGCTGGGCTGCACCCGATCCCTCCCTCGTTTCTTCTCCTTCCTTCTTTCTCTGGTGCTGCGTTCGCGCCTGCACCTCCTTCGAGTGGCACCAAACCACGGTTATCCATGCCGGATAGGCTCGCTTTGGCGCCACTCGATGACCTGCGTGTGCGCAAACGCGCGCTTCGGAGGTCCGCGCTGTGCGGGACCGGACCCTGAGGAGTCCGCGAAGGCTCCTCGACCTCGGGAAGTCGGGCCTGCCCGCCCTGCCTCACTCCGCGACCGGGCCCGAACCTGCGCCTCCGCCTGAACCCGCGCGAAGGCGAGGCGAACCCGCCTGATGGCTCCATCGAGAGGTCCCAAATCACCCTTTCCTAGCCCGGAAAAGGATGATTTGGGACCTCTCGATGAGCACGCAGGGTCGAAAAGGCGCGACGGCGCCCCGCTCGCTCGCCGTGCCCTGCGGGCTCTCCCCACCGCATTCGTCGGGCTCGCCTCTCCCGTGCAGTTGGTATCGGCGCCCCGCCCCGTGATAAGATCTTCGACTGTGTGCTGAGCCAGTCTCGGCCCACGCCGCCTTAGCTCAGGGGTAGAGCAGTTCCCTCGTAAAGAACAGGTCGTCGGTTCAAATCCGACAGGCGGCTCTCATCGGCCCCGGCAGTCTCAGCTGCCGGGGCTTCGTCGTTGATGCCATCGGTCAGCCATTCGAGCGTCTGGCCGGTGACATGCGCCCAGCGGACGAACTGGGTTACCTGGGGCTCGCTGAGTCCGGTCTCCCAGTTCGAGACGGTCGAGCGCCCGACGCCGAGCATTCGCGCAATGCCAACTTGATCGAGCCCTGCGAGAGTGCGTGCCGCCCGGAGGCGCCGCCCTAGCGCTGTCTGAGTCATCGTCATGGGGTCAGACTACCGGCTCAGTGTCGGATTTACGACACGCCGCGTTCAATGTCGGATATCCGACACGTGTGGAGGTTGCCTTGCGTGCATGACAGTTCCGAATATCCGACATGAGGTCGGTTCCCTGTGAGCATCGAGGCTATGGCGCTCGCGCTCAACCACTCAGCAGCCACGGGCACGGCCAAGATCGTGCTGCTCGGGATCGCCTCGCACGAGGGCGAGCTAGGCGCGTTCCCCGCCGTCGAGCGCCTGGCGCGCTACGCCAACGTCGCCCCCGACAACGCCCGCAAGGCGATCCGCAAGCTCGAAGAACTCGGCGAGCTGGAGACCATCAGGAACGGCGGGCTCCAGCTCGGTAAGCCCGAGCACACCCGTACGAACATGTACCGGGTCACGATCACCTGCCCCGACTGGTGCGACCGCAGCTCGCAGCACCGGGACACCCGACAGGCCAAATCCGGCCCCTCGCAATCGTCTGCCCCTCGCAATCGTCGGACCGACGCTAGCGATGCCCCCGGCCCCTCGCTAGCGTCGGGCGAACCTCAAGATAACTATCTACCTAACCAAGGTGTATCTCAGGTCGCGGCAGTAAGCGCGAGCGCACGCGAGGGATTCAACCCCCGGAAAGCCGTAGCGAGGACCGCCGCCGCGATGCGCCCCGGATCGAGCTGGCCCGCCCCGGCACCGAAGCTGCCCCGCCTCGCCGACCTCCCGAACGAGCAGCCGCCCCGAGCCCGCACCGAAGCCGAAGCCCGGATCGCAGCGCAAGCCGCGCAGCTCCCGTGCCCACGCGGCAACCGGCTCCATCCGACGCACTGGCTCCCAGGCGTCATGGTCGAGTGCTGCAACCCCGGATGCGGACTCACGATCCCGCAGCTCGCCGCCCTCGTCCGAGAGGCCAGCGCATGAACGACCAGCAACCCAACGTCACCCCCGAACGCATCCTGCTCGTGCTCGCAGGCGTCGCACTCGGACTCTCCATCGCAGCCGTGCTGCTCGCCACCATCGGAGGAATCTCATGACCGCCACCATCCGCGCCCTCGTCCGCCGCAACGGGAACCCTCGCGCGCTCGCCCGCCTGCACTCGCAGCGCTGGTACGCGCTCGCGTGGATCGAAGACCCCGAAGAGCCCGACCGGACCTCGCTCACCCGCATCGCCTACGGGGCCTCATGGCCCGAAGCGATGCAGCAGGCCCAGGTGCTCCGCACCGAACTGCACGACCGGCTGATGGACGAGGTTCACGCCTCGCGCGCATCCCGCCGCACCGAGCGCACCGCCCAGCTCGAAACCGAACAGCAGCCCGTGCCCACCGTCATGTGCGCCTGGTGCTTCCAGCTCGGCCACGTCCTCGCCAACTGCCCCGGCTGGCGCACCGCGGTGGAGGTCACCCGATGAGCGCGTTCACGACCTACAGCGCCCGCACCGAGTTCGACACCGCGACGCGCCGCCGCACCGACGCCGCGATGCTCACCGAGATCCAGGATCGCTTCGGCGACGAGACGCCCGTCTCCGGCGACATGCTCGCGGTCCTCGCCCGTAGCACGCAACCCACGGCCCGAGTCCGTGAGCGGCGACTGAGGCGCGTGCGCCTGATCGAGAAGAGCGAAGGGTGCATCGGATGACCGGCCTCACCACCACGATCCCGCTCGTGCTCGGTATCGTCGGCCTGCTGCTCGGCATCTACCTCGACGGACGGCGACGATGAGCGGCGCACACCACACGCCCGAGTGGCACCGAGCCAGGCGCACCGTGGCCCGCATCATCACCGCCACGCTGGCGTCGGGCGGCTCGGTGCCGTGCGTGAACTGTGGCCGCCCGGTCGTGCTCGGCCAGCGGTGGGACGTGGGACACATCGTGGACGCCAGCGCGGGCGGCGGCGTCGAGCTGTCCAATCTCGGCGGCGCGCACCGCTCGTGCAACCGCAAGGACGGCGGGCGACTCGGCGCGGCCAAGACCAACCGCGCATCGCCCCGGGCACGGAGGCTGCCGACATGGATCAAGTGACCCCGGACCCGAACACCGAGGCGCTGGCCCGCATCCTCGCCGCGGGTGTGGACCTCGACCGCCTCGCACACCTCGCGTCGTTGCTCGCGCCGACCACGATCGAACCGCTGATCGAGGTCGATCGAGTCGAGAAACCGAGTTCTTTGAATCGCGCGACCGCATCCCCCGCCAAGGCTCACCAAGGCGCTTTTCCCCCCGATCACGCCGGGGAATTTCTGATGGGCGAAGCCGAATGGATCACGCACCGTGACAAGGTGCTCCCCGCCACGAAGCTGTCGAACCTCGCGACCACCGAGCAGTCGAGGCGCGAGTTCCTGGAGGGCGCGCGGCTCCTACGCTTCGACGGCGAGCGAGCGATCGGCGGCCGCCGACCGCAGCCGCAGCAGCTCCTGATATCGGACGTGCTGACCGCTGGGCATCAACGGAACGTGCTGCTCATCCCTCGACGCTCTTCGAAGTCCACCTCCGTCAACGCGATCGCGACCGGTCGCGCCGCCTACCGCGAGGACTACCGTGTGGGCATCCTGACGCTGACCTCCGGCAAGGCCGGACGCAAGCGCTTCCTGAAGGACGTGGCGACACCGATCGAAGCGCTCTACCGCGACAAGCGCACGCGCCCCGTCAAGGTCTCACGCATCGCGGGCATGGAGGGTGTGAGCTTCCCGGACGGCGGCGGCTCGGTGGACTGGCTGAGCTCCCTGGATGACGTGCGCGGCGAGGCGTTCGACCTGTTCATCCTGGACGAGTCCGGCGAGCCCAACGACCCGGAGTACATCGCCGAGGTACGCGCGGCCGTGCTCCCCACCCTCGATACCAGGCCCGGCGCTCAGGTCGTGTCCATCGGAACAGCCGGCCGATTCCGCAGCGGGAACATGCTCTGGGACGCACTGGAGACCTGCCGCTCGGGCGTCGGTGGGATCGCAGCGTGGAACTTCCCCGAGGAAGTGACCGAAGCCGAGCTGTCCGACTGGGAGCCGACCGAGGACAACCCCGAGGGCCGCGCTCGTGAGCTGATCGAGCTGCACCACCCCGGCGTCGGCACGCTGACCACGCTCGCGTCGATCAAGGAGAACTTTGACGAGTTCCCGCGTGAGAAGTTCGCCCGCGAGTACGGCAACATCTTCGGCACCATCGGCGAGGCAGCGGGACTGCTCGACCCGATCAAGTGGGCCGACGGCGGCACCGGTGCTGACCTCCCGACGCCGCCAGAGGACTTCGAGCTGGCGATCGCGGTACACCCGGACCTCACCTGCGGGGCGCTGGTCGCGGCCTGGCGCGACGAGGACGCCCACGCGGTGATTCTGCTACTGGAGCACCGCCGCGGTGTCGCCTGGGTCAAGAAGGTTGGCCCTGTCTACGCCAAGAAGTTCAGCCGCTCGATCACCTTCGATAGCGGCTCGCCCACCATGGCCCGATTCGCCGTCGAGTGGGAACGCCTGCGCCCCCGCCCGCGCCTCCGACCGTACGGCTTCATGGACGTCAAGAAGGCGGCGGGTCTGCTCGTGGACGAGGTGCAGCCGAAGGACAAGCCCACCAACGTCCGGCACTACCGCCAGCCCGAGCTGGACACCGCCGCCAAGAAGGTCGTGAAGCGCAAAGCCGGTGTGAACGGCTGGGCTCTCGGCCGCGATCCCAAGAAGCCCGAAGACGACATCACAGCCATTGAGGCGGCCGCGCTCGCGCTGCTCGCCTACGACGAAGCCAAGCCGAAGGCCCAGCGCCTCCGCGGAAAGGTCGCATCATGACCGTCAAGCTCGACAACGACCGCACGATTTCCGTCGTGATTACCTGCACCGAATGCCCCTGGTGGTCCGCAATCCGGCTGTCCATGGACGAGGCCCACACCTGCGCAGTCGGTCACGAGAAGGCCGCGCACCCTGGCGAAGAGCAAGCCTGGGAGGCCGCCCGCCGTTGGCGACGCCGACAGCGCACGGGCCGCCCCTGATTCGCGGAATGTCCCACCCCCTCACCGATCGTGAGGGGGTGGGACTTTTCACTTTCTTCCGCCGCTCGCACGAGCTGGCTACGCACGTCGCACCGGCCGCTGTCGGCCTCGTGACTCCATACGAGTCCGCGATCATGGCGCGGATCGCATGGGCCGAGCACTTCGAGGGCGCGACCGGCGAGGTGAACCGCAACGGTGCGATGCGCATTCCCGCGATCGCCAAGGGTCGCAACGTGCTCGTTGGCGTCGGCGCGGGCCTCCAGCTTGTCGAGCTGGAGGGCGAGAACCGCGTAGATCAGCCGTGGCTCTACCGCACCGCCGGGGACGTGTCCCCGTGGCACCGCATGGCGTGGACGATCGATGACCTGATCCACTACGGCTGGGCTTGCTGGGCGGTCGAACGCGACGCCAGCGGTCAGATCACCGACGCCGCCCGCATCCCGTTCCAGGCCTGGGAGGTCAATCAGACCACCGGCACCGTGACCGTGAACGGCCGGGAGGCTGCCGCGTCCGAAGTCATCCTGATCCCCGGCAGCTTCGAGGGGATTCTGGAGGCCGGGGCCGATACGATCCGCGGCGCTCACGCCGTCCAGAACGCTTGGGTGGGCCGTGCGCAATCCCCGATCCCGCTTGTTGAGCTGCACCAGCTCACCGACGACGAGCTGGACGACGACGAGATTGACGACATGGTGGACAGCTGGGCCGCCGCTCGCACTTCCCCGACCGGCTCGGTGGGCTTCACTGATCAGCGCGTCGAGGTCCGCGTGCACGGAAGCGTTGCGACGGACCTGTACGAGCAGGGCCGCAACGCGATCGTGCTGGACGTGGCCCGCCTGCTCGGCCTCCCGGCCGCGCTGCTCGACGGGTCCATGTCGTCGGCCTCGCTCACCTACTCGACGCAGGAGGGCCATCGGAACGAGTTCCTCGACTACACCCTCCCGATGTGGCTCGACCCAATCGAAGCGCGCCTGTCCATGGACGACGTGTGCGCGCCTGGCCGCCGCATCCGCTTCGACCGCTCCCGCCTCACCGACACCACCTCACCCGCAATCACCGACCCCGTGGAGGACTGATCCATGACCACCGCCCTGTTTGCCGACCAGGAGAAGCGCACCGTGCGCGGTCTCCTGCTCCCGTTCGGGGAGCTGTCGAGCCCGTCGAAGTCGAACACCGATCCCATCATGTTCAGCGCCGGTACGGTCACGCTCCCGACCGATCCCGCCGCGATCACGCTGAACAACGAGCACAGCCAGTTCGCACCGCTCGGCCGAGCGACCGAGGTAGTCGAGACGGCGGCCGGGATCGAGGCGGAGTTCTCGATCTTTCAGACCCCCGAGGGCGACGACTTCCTCACCCGTGCACTCGACGCGAAGGACGAGGCCAAGCCGAAGCTCTCGGCCGAGGTGAAGGGGCTGGCCCGCCGCGGTGCGAACGCGGTGCGCGCCACCCTCACCGGAGCTGCCGCAACCGTCCGCGGAGCGTTCCAGTCGGCCGCGGTGTTCTCCTCCGTGGACGACGCCGTGGAGGTGCTCGATGAGGTGGAGCCCGACCCCGCCGACGCCGCCGCCCTCGCGGCCACCGTCACCGCAGCCGTGCTCGACGCGCTCAAAGCCGCCGAGCCCACCGACCCCGCACCGACCCCCGATCAGAAGGACCAGACTATGACCGCATCCGCCAAGGTTCCCACCGGCCTCCAGGCCCCCGCCGCCTCGACCGACGGCACGACCGCCACCGGCCTGTTCGCCGCGATCGCGAACACCCGCCGATCCGGCGACCGCTCCGCGCTCGACGCCTACCTGGGCGGCGAGGACGCGATGTTCGCCCTCGCCTCGATCCAGGCCTCCGGCCCGAGCGGCGCGACAATCGCGAAGGATATCGCGGAGCCCGCGTACATCGGCCAGCTCTGGGCCCGCCGCGCCTACGTGCGCCGGTTCTGGGACCTCTGCAACACCGCCCCGCTGACCAGCTACACGATCAACGGGTGGCGCTTCGTGGAGGGCAAGGAGCCCACCGTCGCCGCGTACTCGGGCAACAACGCCGAGATCCCGTCGAACACCGTCGATACCGAGCCCGTGAGCCAGGACGCGCGCCGCATCGCGGGCGGCCACCGGATCGACCGCCGCTACACCGACTTCAGCGACCAGGGATTCTGGCAGGCCTACTTCGACGCCATGACCGAGAGCTACGCCCGAGTATCCGACCTCGACGCGCTCTCGACCATGGTCGCCGCCGCCACCGCTGTCACGCCGGGCACGGTCCCCGCAGGCGTCGCCGCGGGCCTCGCCGCGATCGTGGACGGCGCGCTCGGCGTGATCGCGACCGAGAACACGCCCACGTTCTCGGTCGTCTCGCCCGAGCTGTGGCGCGACATCGTGCTCACCGGCAAGGACGAGGTGCTCGGCTACCTCTCCGCTGGCTTCGGCCTGGAGGAGGGCACGACGGCCGGATTCCGCATCCTGCCTGGCCCGGTGGGCCCCGGCAAGGTTCTCACCGGCGCGAAGGAGGCCAGGACGATGTACGAGCTGCCCGGCTCCCCGATCCGCGTCGAGGGCCTCGTGCCGTCCAACGGCGCGATCGACCCCGCGCTCTACGGCTACATCGGGGACGTGACGCACAACGCCAAGGCCCTGTCCCTCGTGACCGTCGCGGCCGGTGCCTGATGAGCCGTTGGCACGACGCCGACTCGGCCAGCAACGCGTGGGCCGATGCGCCGGACGACGACGAGCAGCTTGACGAGCTGCTCGCCGTCGCCCGCGGCCAGGTCGTCCGCTACGCGCCCCAGAAGGCTGCAGACCCGACGATCGCGGAGGAATCCGACGATGTGCCCGCCGCGTACCGCGTCGCGCAGCTCAGGCAGGCCCAGAACATCTGGGCCGCCTCGACTGTCGATCCCACAGGTGGCATCGGTGACGGAGCGGATTTCGTGCTCCGCCCGCATCCGCTCGACTGGCACGTAAAGCAACTCATCCGCCCGAAGGGAGGGAAGCCTCGTGCCCGGTAACGTCCGCGACTACCTGCTGAACAATCTCGCGCTCCCGGACGACTGGAAGCGTGTCGACGAACAGCGCATCCCGCAGATCATCGAGCGTCCCACCGTGATCGTGAAGCACGACCGGTTCGAGAAGCTGCCCGAGGCCCCGATCGGTGCCCTGCGCAACGTCGTCGTCCTCGCGGTGTTCATTCCGAATCAGGATCTCGCGAAGGCAGAAGCGGCCATGGACGATGCCATGGCCGAGCTGCTGACCGCGCTCGACGGCCACGAAGCCATCAACTGGAGCGAGGCGCAAAAGGTCGTCACTCCGAACGGCCTCTACCCCGGCTGGGAGCTGTCCCTGTCCGTCATATCCACCCCCGAACCGAAGGAATAACCCATGCCCAAGATCGCCGTCAATCCGTTCATGATGGTGAACTGCCTGTTCACCGTCGGCGCTGACGACTACGAGGCGCACGTCGCCAAAGTCGAATTCGTTCCGACCTCGACTAGCGCGACGTTCAAGGGGCTCGATCCCTCCGCCTCGTTCACGTTCTCCGGCGCACCGACCTGGGCCGCCAACATCGACTACGCCCAGGACTGGAGCAACCCCAAGAGCCTAAGCAACTACCTGATGCAGCACGCAGGCGAGCAGATCGAGGTGATCTTCGAACCCGTCAAGGGTGGACGCTCGATCACCGCCACGCTCTCCATTCAGCCTGGCGCGATCGGTGGCGCGGTCGATGCCGTGGCAACTGCAAGCGTCTCGCTCGGTTCGACCACTCCCGTCCTGGAACCGATCACCCCGTAACCATGGCTGCCGGGTCCATTTCCCTCCTGATCGACTCCCCGCTGACGACGCTCATGCACGCCATGCGGGGTCTCGATCGGGACGTGCGTACGCAGATCGGCCGCCACACCAAGGCAGCCGCTCAGCCGATCTGGGCCGAGACCACGCGCGCGAACGTCACCACCAGGATGCAAACCCGGCTCGCCGACTCCGCCCGCGCCGGAGTGACCACGCGAAACGTGTTCCTCCGCGCGGGCGGCGTCGGCCGCATCGGCTCGACCCCGCTCAGCAGCCTGGCGACCGCGATCGAGTTCGGCGCACACCCGGACACACGAGTGGCCTCCCGGTCCCGCAAGGGCACCGCCTATACCCGCCGCATGGGCGGCGGGTTCCGGCTCCCACGCTCGCGCGGATACGTGGCCTACCCGGCCGCTTCCGAGTCCATCCCCCGCATCGCGTCGCTCTGGGTCCAGACCGCAGTGCGCACCATCCACGAGACCGTCGAGAAAGTGAGCTGACCCCGTGGCTGCCCCCATCGAAATTGGCATCGCGTCCGAAACCAAAGCGTTCGCCAAGGGTATCGACTCCGGCGTGATAAACCCTCTCAAAGACGCCGACAAGGAGCTGACCAAGCTCGGTCGCGCAGGCGACAAAGCAGGCGACGAGCTGGATGACGCAATGCGCAATGCGCAGCGCGCGACCGAGCGCACCAAAGATCAGATTGAGGACCTGGCGCGCGAGACCGAGCAGGCGAGCGATCGAGCACGCCGCATGGACAGCGGGTTCAAGGAGGGTATGTCGGGCGCAGGCGAGGCCACCGCCGAGTTCAAAGACGAAGCGATGGCCAACCTGTCCGAGACGGTATCGAGCTTCCGGGGCGATGCCGAGGATATTGCGCAGATCGCGCAGGACACTCTGGGCGGCGTCATCGGCAATCTCGGCCCCATGGGCATGCTCGCGGGCACCGCGGGCGCAGCCGGGATCGGTCTCATCATGGGCGCGATCGAGCAAGCCAAGGAGAAGGAAGCCGAGTTTCGGGCGCAAGTCGGCGAGCTAGCCGATGCCCTGATCGAGGCAGGTAAGGGCGGTGCGCTCGGCATCGACCAGATCGCCAGTCGCCTCCGCGAGCTGGCGACCGAAACCGAAGAGGGGGCCATGTCGCTGACCACGCTCCGCAAGGACGCCCGCGGTGCGGTCACCAGCTACAAGGATCTGGCTCAGGCCATGGCCGGAAACGTCGAGGGAATCGACAAGATCATTGAGGCGCAGGAAAAGCAGGTCAAGGGCGAACGCGACCTGAACCGCGCTGTCGGCGGACGCACCCGCATCGCGTCCGCAAACGACGAAGCCGACGCCCACCAGCGCATCGTCGACAAGCTCAAAGACACCCGCGACGCGGTGCAGGAGGCCGCCGACGCGGAGCGAGCCTGGAACGAGGCAGGAGGCCCCGCGCTCGAAGCACGGGCCGAGCAGATCGACGCGCTCCAGGGCGAGCTCGACGGGGCGATCGGATCGTGGTCTGACTACTACAACGCAGAAACCGGGGCTACCAACCCCGAAAAGTACATCGCGGCAATGCAGGAGCGGATCAACGCCACCAGCAATTTCTCGACCAACGTCGCGGCCCTCGCCGAAGCCACCGGCCTGAGCTTCGAGGAGGCGCAAGCCGTCCTCGACCAGGGCGTGGACTTCGCGCCGATGTTGCAGGCGATCATGAACGGCGGCCCCGAGCTGCAGGAGAAGTTCGCTACGCAGGTCAAGGCCGCCGTAGGGGGCGGACAGGACATCGTGAACGGCACGCCATTGTCCGCGACGGTGAAGGCCGACGCCGACACCGCCCCTGCCGAAGGCAAGCTTGCATCGACCACCGGACAGGAGCGCACGGCGACGATCGGGGCCAAGGGCGACACCGGGAAGGCGGACGCCGATCTGAACAAGGTCGCGTCGGCGAAGCGGACAGCGGTCATCAACGCGCAAGCCAAGACCGGCGACGCGAGCCGGGCGCTCGGGAACGTCGCACGGGCGCGCGTCGCACCCGTCACCGCGCGCGCCTACACAGGCGCGGCCGAGGCCGCCCTGAACAGCTTTATCAACCGGCAACGCACCATCGTCGTCACCGTCGATGCACGGGACCGAGAAGGGAAGCCCGTCAGATGACCACCATCACATCGCCGCACGGCACGACAACGCCGGAGCTGGTCACCGAGTACGAGACCAGCCGGGCGGGGCGCACCCTCACGCACGACCTCATGAACGGCGGCGTCGCCGTCGTACATCGTCCGACCGGGCTCCGCGCCCTCACCCTCGTCATGTTCTACGGCGCGGACGAGGCCGACGCCGCCGCGTGCGAGACGCTGCACGCCAAGGGCGGCCTGCTGACCCTCACCGAGCCCACCCGTCCCACCGTGTCCATGACCTATGTCGTCACCGGTGCGATTCGCCGTCAGCTCGATACCGAGTTCGGCGTGTGGAACGTGACCGCCGAAATCCAGGAGGTGGCCTAATGGCCCGGGGAACCACGCATGTTGTCGAGCTGCTCGACCTGACCACCGGCAAGCGCCTGACCGAAGTGCTCCAGCTCCAACTCTCCGCTGACACCGGATGGGCGCCGCGCTGGTCCGCGACGGCCACCGTGGTCGATACCCCGGTGCTCGGAGGCGCGACGCCGCCCCGGTTCGTCGGTCTGCGCTGGACCCGCCACGAGGGAGCAGCGGTCCCGCTCTCGGAGTGGACGGCCCTGCTCGGCGGTGCCGCGCTCTCGGCATGGACCGGGCTCGGCCTGCTCTCGCCCCGAGCGGTCACGTCCGCTGTCGGCGGCGACTCGACCGCGGGCACGCCCGAGGTCACAGAGCTGGAGCTGATGGTGCGCACCATCGACCGCGACCTGCTGGACGGCACCGCGACGCTCTCGCTCACGTCCTGCGAGATGGAGCTGCAAGACCTACTGAGCATCGTGCTCCCGTCTCGCACGGTGAACTACACGACCGTGGTCCCGCTCGTGGCCGACGTGCTCGCGCGAGCCGTCCCCGGCGCGGCCCTGGTCGAGACCCCCACCGACAAGGCGCTGCCGACCACGCCGACCATCATCGAGGCGGGCATGTCTGCCTGGGACGTGATCGAGCCCGGCCTCGACGCCGCCGAGATGCTGCTCTACGCCGACACTCGCCGCGAGTATCACCTTGTGCGGCGCAGGCGTGGCACGATCCCGGCGCTCACCATCGGCACTGATCAGCTCACCGAGTACACCGACGCCGCGAACCTCGCAGACGGCTACCGCACGGCCACGATCATCAAGACGGTGGACACCAAGCTGGGCCGCACCCAGATCGACGGATCGGGCGGCACGCCGGGGAACACGAGCGACTACGACCGCGCCGACTTCCGCGAGTACCAGCGCACCCTCACCGGCGCGCCCGGCACCTACTACTCGTGGCTGGTGACGAGCCGGGATCGGCAGGGCGCGAAGCTCCGCGGCGCGAAGTTCACCACGCCCGCTCGGCCGAGGCTCCGCCCGGATGACCTCGTGCGCGTCACCAGCCCCGAACCGGTGCGCGGCACCGTCTCGTCCATCACTTGGAACTATCCAGACGGGCTGATGTCCGTCGAACTCGAATCCGTCACTACCGCCTAGGAGGCACCCACAATGAGCGCAGGCTACACCGACCCGATCACTGGAATCAGGCTCTACGGCGAGGACGACGTATCGGGCAAAGCGTCCGACATGCTCAACCTGGGCATGGAGAGCGTCCGCGCCGCACTCGCGGGAACCGGCTGGGTTGACCTCAGCACCTACCTGCCCACCGCCTACCGGGGGCAGTTGCTCGGACAGCGCCGGGCGGGAACCACGATGCTCCGGTTCCAGCTCCTGGCGTCGGCCTCGATCCCGAACACGACGCCGACCGACGTGGGCACCGCTCTGCCTGCCGAGTGGCGTCCGTCAGCGGGCCCGAACGCACGAGGCGTGACCTACATGTCGGGCGGCTACACCGGGGGCGCGTACCTCAGCTCCGCGGGCGTGCTCGGCGTCGTCCAGGACACCGGAGCCGCGCGCACCGGCTGCTCCGGCTCGATCACCTACATGGCGGGCTGACCCATGGTTGACCTTGACCGGTGGGCGGCGTCGATCGACGGGCGGCTACTCGACCTCGACGCCGCGCCACGGCAGCAGCCCTACCAGTGCCACGACGTGTGGCTGTCCTACCTCTACGCGCTCGAGGGGCGACCCGGTGACGGGTACGCGCCCGGCACCGGCTTCACCGATCAGGTGTGGCGGCAGTTCCCCGTGACCGAGCACGTCGGCAGCCTGTTCACCCGACACGACGGCAAGACCATCCGTCGCGGGGACGTGGTGTTCTGGGCTGCCTACGACGGGTCCGGCCTGCCCCACGTCGCCGTCGCGCTCCGCGACGCCGGACAGTACTCGGTGTACTGCCTCACGCAGAACCCCGGCGCTGTCCACCGAGAGCACCTGACCCGGCGCGGCGTGCTCGGCGTGCTCCGCCCCATCACCACCTCCAACCCGACGCCGACCCCGGCACCCATCACCAGAGACGAGGACGACATGTTCAAGCCGACCGTTCATTTCCGCACCGAAGGCAAGCCCGAGTGGACGCTCGCGCACCCCGGACTCGGCCACGAAGGCGCGATGGAGACCGAGGGCAAGGTGCTCGTGCGAGACGGCTACCTCGCAACCCAGGACGCCAGGATCGGTGCCGCGTGGTCGCGCATGTACGCTCGTGGGCTCGGCGGCGAGACCAGCCGCACCGACGCCGCCGGGTACATCGCGATCCAGCAGCAGGCGTCCCTGATCGCGCACCAGCTCACCCCGCTGATCGCCGAGATCGAGAGCGACCGGGTCGCCCCGTGACCGAGGACACCCTGATCGCGCTGCTCGCCGCGCTCGGCGTCGTCGGCGCGGCGAGCATCGGCGGCATCGGCGTTGTCTTTGGGTTCCTCTGGCGGCGCATCGGCCTGCTGGAGGCCCGCCTGGAGCGGTACACGCGCCGCGAGCGGGCGCTCTGGGCATGGGCGCGTCGATGCCAGGACCTCTACTACCGGCACCGCAAGGACGATGCCCCCGACCTGCCACCCATCCCGACCCTTGACGAGGAGTAGACCATGAAGAACCTCACCCCCGACGCCGCCGCCCGGCTGGCGACCTACGCCGCCGCTGCACTCGGTGGCCTCGTGTGCATCATCATCGGAGCCACGCGCGGTGACCTGCCCCTCATCGGCGCAGGCGCGGGCCTGCTCGGCGTCGGCGGCCTGGCCGGTGCCAACGTGCCCCGCACTCCGGCCTGACCCAACACGGCAGAGCGCCCCGCCCGAATCATTCGGGCGGGGCGCTCTCGCGTGGCTACTGACCAGGGCAGAGGTACTGCTCGGCCGCTTCTGCCACCGTCGTGTGCCACTTGGCGGCGTCGATCGTGGTCATGTTCTCGGCGACCTTCCGGCCATGCTCGGCGACCCCTTCGCCCGCGGCCTTGGCTGTCTCGCATGCCTTGTGTCCGGCCTCGATCATCTTGTCCATGTCCATGTCGGCATACCCGCGTAGCTCCATCGCTGACTTGAATCGGGCCACGCTCGGCTCGGCTGGAGCGCAGCCGGTGAGCAGGAGTAGGCAAGCGAGCGCGACGGCGACGGCGGTTCTCATGGCGTGATCCTATCCAGTGTCAGGCCGCGAGCCGTAGCGTGCCGATTGCGGAGACCTTCGCCGACCAGTGGATGTCGGTGTACCGCTGGGTAGTGCTCACGTCGGCATGCCGCATGAGTTCCTGCACCACGCGGAGGTCCGCCCCCTGCCCGAGCAGTTCGGTGCCGTACGAGTGGCGCAGATGGTGCGGCTTCGCGTGCCCGAGCCCGGCCCGCTTCATGGTGCCCTTGATCGCCGCATAGATCGCCTTGCGGCCCACGCACCCCTCGACCGTGTACGCCGGGAACCAGAACCCCGTGCGCGGCATCGTGAGCGCCAGCGCGCGCAGCTCATCGTGGAGCGGCACAATCTCGACCACTCCGCCCTTGCCCTCGATGATGATCGTTCCCCGGTCGAGGTCGATATCCTCACCCCGGATCTTCGCGACCTCGTGGATACGCATTCCGGCGAGCACCGCCAGGAGGACGTACGCCCGCGTGCGCGCCCGGTTCGCGGTCGCGAGCAGCAGCCGCACCGCCTCGAACGACAGCGGGCGCGGCTTCGCTCTCGGGCGCTTCGGTCTCGGGGTCGCCGCGGTGGGGTCATCGGCCCGGACTCGGGCCTTCACCATCCAGGCGCAGAACGCCCGGATCGTCGCGTGATAGCTCGCCCTCGAAGCGTCGGACAGCTCGGGGCGACCGCAGTACATGATGACGTGGAACTCGGCAAGCGTGCGCGGCGTCGCCCCGGTCGTCTGGAACAGGTGCCGCATCGTCGCGTCCCGCTCGGTATAGGTCCGGTCGCTGAGTCCCTGGGCCACCTGCCAGCCCCGCCAAGTGCGGAGCAGGGCGTCAGTGTCATCCCAGAGTGTCGGCTGATCGGTCAAGGTTTCGTCCTCCCATAACGTTTCTGGGCGGCCTGTTTGGTCACGCCCAGAGCCGCCCCGATGGTGGCCCAGGATTCGCCCCGTGCTCGCCACGAGGCAACAGCAGTATCAATAACCGAATCCACTTCGGCCCTCAAATCGGCAAGCTCGGCGAGTTCGACCTCATCGGCCTCCGCAACCCGCCTACCCGCAGCGCGCAGCATCCGCCGCAGCATCGCGATAAACGCCGTGGTCTCGACGCTCATGCCCGCCCCGCCGGCCCCGTCGATTCGGCGTCAACCTCGCGTTGACGCGACCAGCGGGCGTCCAGTTCGTCCTTCATCGCTGGCGTCAATCCCCGTTCGCACACGCGGCAATCGACCCTCCAGGCGTCCGGCAGGACTTCGACGGCTCCGCGACCGCACTGTGTGTATCCCGGTCGCCACCCGGCGCTCAGATGCGATGCCCGCCCGCTTGCCGTCCGTACCACCATCACCGCGCTCATCGGGCGACCTCTGTTCGGTACGCGGCGGTCCATGCCGGGGGCACGTAGTCGGGGCAAGCCTCGACCTTGTAAAGAACAGGTCGTCGGTTCAAATCCGACAGGCGGCTCCGGCACAAGCGGGTCGGATCGGAAGCAGGTTTCCGGTCCGGCCCGCTTTTTTGTGCACACTTCGATCCGAACTGACCGGTAGCATGTTAGTGTGGTGTGCGAGGTAAGACGATCCTGCGCATCGACGCCAGCACGGCTCGCGGCCGTCCGCTCGCCGGCCGTCGGTCGAACTGCCGGACGGACCCCGGTCGAACCGTCGGGCGGGCCAACCGGCGATCCGCACGCCTCCCCAATTCGCCGCGCCCTGCCCGCCTCGAGAACGGATCCCGCATGCCCCGTCCCGCGTCGCCGCCTGCTCCGGTGAAGACCCGCCTGAACCTGAGCGTCGACCTGCTCGGCGATCAGGTCTACTCGCTGCTCATGAACGACATCGTGCTCGAGCGCTATGCGCCCGGCGAGCGTCTCAATCTCGACGCCATCGCGCTGCAGCTCGGCGTCTCCCGCACTCCCGTGCGCGAAGCGATGCGTCGGCTCGCCGACTGGGACGACTCCGACATGCAGGAGCGGATCCGCGCCCTCGGCTTGCTCGTCGGCAGCATCATCGATCGCGCCCCGAAGGGCCGCCTCGCCTCCGCCGCGCGGCTCGCAGGCCTCGGCCCGGCCGATCGCGCCCGCCTGGACCACGGCGCCACCGACCCGCTGGGCTTCCGCCCGGAGCAAGAAGGGGAGCAGGAGCGAGAACAGGGTCAGGAGCGGGAGTCGGCGCTCGGCATCGTCGAATCCTCCGAAGCGAGTGCGCAAGCTGCGCATACGCACGATCCCGCCGCGGACTGCGCCCACCGGGATCCGTTCGCGGGGCTCGCGCGGTTCCTCGATGTCTGCGCGGAGCTCTTCCCCGTCGCGTACCCGAGAGGATCCGGCAGCTTCGCCCGTGGGCTCGTGGTGCCCCTCGGCGCGTACCTCACCAGGCCCGCGCTCGACCGCCGCGGTTTCGGATCCGCGATCCGCGGGGCCGGCCTCGACTGGTGCGCCGCCGAGCGAGAACTGCTGCGGGGGCGCAGCGCGGCGTTCCTCGGATACACGGAGCGCCTGCATCGCGCGCTCGACTGA